TAATGGGCTGTTATAGTACCATAGTGTACCATCAGTTGGGTTGCTGTATGGAGCAGATACTGATGGTGTATAAACTAGATCTCTAAATGGACTAGCAAAGTACACGTCTGTATCAATTTCTTCTACGCCTGGTGCTGTGTTTAAACCAGCATCACTAATAGGAGTACCAGAACCTTCTGATAATTTAATTGTACCACCAGCTAGGTGTGTAATGCTTACTGCTCCGCTTGATTCAACAGTAGCAATAACATCTCTTAAATTAGCACTTAAAATATCAGCTACGAATGATGAAGCAGTTGAACCGCTCATTGTGATTGTTGCTGATTGTGGTGTAATATTACCTGCTACACTTACTTCAATTACAAATGTTTCAGTTGGAGTAAATGATGGAGTAATATCTTGACCTGTAATTTTAAAAATACCAGCGGTATTTTTTCTACGTAGTTTAAATGTACCTTCAGCATTGTCCATGAATGTGCCAGTATTAACATCATACTCTACATAGATAAAACCAGCTTCTAATGTGCCACCACCACCATTTGGATCTAATCCGTAAATTGCGGCATTATCATTAGCATATAATGGAGCACTTAATGTTTCCCATGAAGCTAATGCTGAACTGTAGCGTTTGATACCAAAATTAGCACCGTTGCCGGTTGCTGATGTTTTAAACCATACAGAACCTGCCGGGCGTGTATTTGGAGCATCGCTTTCTCTCCATGCTGGGATATTACGATAGTCACTAAATTGGATTGTTGGACCGTTAAATGTCTGTGTATTAGATGTAAGTAAACCTAGTTTAGCCGCAGCATCAACTCCGCCAATTGTAGTTCCTTTAGCAATAGTTACTTCACCATCGGCTGTAGTGCCGTTGCTTTCTGAGTTACGATCAATACGAATTTCAATTTGACCAACGCTATTTACTGTAGCTTTTACGCCAGCAATACCAGATGAACTAATTTGTTGTGCTACGTTTGCTACTGTAGTACCAATAAGTGTAATATTAGCACCGTTGATAACTAGTTTATCTCCAACGCTTAAATTAGTTGGATTAGATACTGTACCGGTTAATGTAACAACGTTACTTTCCCATTCTTCAGTGCCTACTAAATTCCATCTATTTAAATAACCTTTTTGGTATATTGGGTTGTTGGTGTTTCTAGCAACTACAGCATATTCACCGATCGCACCAATTGAAGATTTAGGAGTAGTACCATCTACATCATCCGCACTAGTAATTACGCGAGTTGATTGTAGAGTAAATCCTGTTCTTGCTGTGTTAAATTCGTATATACCAGCACTAGTAGCACCTAAATCTAACCAATATGTTCCATCAGTCGGAGTGCCAGTTGGGCGGATTGTTGTTCCTTCTAACTGTGCTAGGTCAACGTTTGCACGTTGGATATAAATTTGATTTGAAACGCCCAATGCGCTGTAAGCCGCTAACAAGCCGTACTCGTTACGCTCGTCGCCATGTATTGGGTTGTCTGATGCATCAACTTGGAATGTTGGTGTACCATATTTCAACACTAAATCGCGTTGACTGGTAATTTTTTGTAATTTACCAGCAGTAGCTAGTGTTGTGTAGGATGCTAGATCGCCGCCCGGTGTATCTTTATCTTGAGCAGTAGCAAGTAAAACATAAGCAACTGTGCCTGCCGCTGTTGGAGTATATTGACTTTCATCAATTACCGTTACCTGTACTCCTGGTGAAATTAGTGCCATAGTATTGTTCCTCTAATTAGGTTACTTTAAACTATTTATAAGTTATTTTAATTTTTGGTTGGTTATGCCGCCCTTTTAAAGGTTCATATAAATAACTGTATGCAATGGCGAAATTTATGTTCTGTGTGCGGCAAAAAGCCCGTAGCTGTCAACTATAAACGTGAAGGAAAAACGTATTATAGGACTCGTTGCGACAGTTGTATTAGAAAAAAGAAAAATATCCCTGTGCCAAAACCAAAATGGCTAGCAGTAGGATATAAGAAAAAACCACACTGTGAAAAGTGTGGCTTTAAGTTTAAGTACAAAGAACAATCATTTGTATTTCACGTCGATGGCAATTTAAACAATACTAACTTATCTAATCTAAAAACAGTCTGCGCCAACTGTCAAATTGAAGTTGCTAAAGAAGGACTAGGCTGGCGTCAGGGCGATCTCGTCCCCGACTTTTAATAGTTCCTCTACTTGTTCGTACAAGTCCTCAATGGTAGTATCGTTAGTAATAACTTTATCAAACTTACTACCTACCCAACTATATTCACTAGCATGAACGTTGGCTTCGTCTAATGCGTGTTTGCCTAATGCCCACCCAATACGTTTCTGACCTTTGTTGTAGTTCTTAGCATGCTCGTACCATTCTGGCTCAGGGCCGCGTTTAACTCTGAGTACTTTGGCGCCTATATTTTTTAGGGCTTTAATTTCGTTTGGAAAACGACAGTCAGTAATAACAATATCGTCTTTGCTGTGTAACAGTCTATTCTCCAGACTAGCCACCCACATGTCGTTATGGAATCCTCTACGTACTACTTCAGTGCCCCAGTACTGTAGAACCCAGCGAGGAGTAATATCCTGCTTTAGGCGTTTACTCCACCACTCGTCTCGAGTTTCGCGCCATTCACGGCTTTGTTTAGTTCGACCTTCTAGCAGTTCACGGTCCCAACCAAACACTACGCTTACAGCATCTTTAAGGCTGTTGGCAAAACTTTCTCTTTTGTAACCGTGGAAATTAACTAGATAATCGGCTATGGTGTCCTTGCCGGAACCCATAAAGCCGCAGATGGCGATGATAGAACTCATTGAAAACTCCTAATTGATATACTATTGTAATACAGTTAAGCTATTAGGTCTAGCAGTTTGGTTATCCAGTTATCCATGTCATTGGCATTCCGCCATCGACGTAATTTCTAATATCTTCGTCTAACTTGTCAAGCATTGCTTGACCCTCTGTTTTAAGTTGGGTTCCGTTAAGAGTGGTGCCGCCTTGTGGGCCAGCAATACTAGCAAATTTTTCACGTGCTTGGCCGACACTGATCATAACCAATGCCAATGCGTAATCTTGGATCCACGGAAATGCTGTATGATCATTTAATAACATTGCGTCTGGTTTGTAGTTGTCTATGTGTAATAGAACGCCTTCATTCCAATCTTCACTGTATGTAGGTCCTTGATATGGCATCTTACGCACAAGTGTTAGCTTATGTGTAGTTTTGTTCCAATGGTAATTAACATACCCACCAAACATCTTCATAGCTAGTTCTTGGTATCCAGTAAACAATTCATAGTTCACTAGTCCGCCAACACGACCAGCTACTAACATGTAGGTGTTTAAATACCCACTAGCAAATGGTTCGAATTGACTAGCAGTAGTACCAGACACGCTACCAATACCTCGACGATAGACCGCTCGAATATTCATAATCTCTCTTGGCAATATATATTCTTGCGTTTCTGGATATAATTCTAAGAACGCATAGCTTTCTTCTACGCTATTTGAACTACGCTGACGATAACGAATAAGGGCTTGTTTGATGCCCATGTCAAAATGCTCTTTGTCTGCTTCAACATCGACCATTCCGTCACCTAATCGTAGGCGTACATAGTCAATAATGTCGTTACGTTGATGATCAAGTGTAGCTAGTTCATCCTGTATGCTAGCACTGCTAAAGTCAATATGCCCGGCACCTGTACCTGTGTTGGCATTGAATAGATTGTCTGTAGTAATACTTAGACGAGAGTTTAGATTTCCGGTAGCTGTTGCCATTTAAATTATCCTGTTATCGTGTATTTATTATCAATAACAGGATAATTTTGTTTATGCTACTTTAAGTAGGATAGTGTCTACGTTAATACGGCCATTAAGTTTGATATCAGTTGCTTTGATATTATCCATAAACTTACGTAGCTCAATCTTGCCGGCACTTAAAAAGTCTTTTAACTGTAGCTCTGGCTTGCGGAGAGTTTTTTGTACGCTCTTAGACTCGTTAAAACCTGTTATAGCAGTACCCTTAACACCAAGTGCGCCACCCATTTCTTCTGCTACATACTTACCTAGCTTACGTGTTTTGGTGTTATAGACCCAAAGCTCTTGTGCTCCGATGATATCTACAGGACTAACCGAAACGAGTTTATTAGTTGTATCATTCTTTTGATACTTAAGTTTAGCAACCAACTTCTCTTTTTGTGGTGGTTTACGCACACTTGCTTTCTTAGTTGCTTTCTTAACCTGCCCGTATTGGGCGATGCCATCAAACAGTTTTGTATAGAAAGCATCGTAGCGTTTGTAGTCTGCTGACTTCATATAGCTGTATGCTTCTTTAAGATCTTCGTCATCTGTAGTCTTGGCTTCTACGATTTCAGCATAGCGACGTTCAAACACTGCCTGTATCTTGCCTAACATAGCCTGTGGTACGCTTTTGCCTGATAGGTATTCGTAGGCTTTTGGGTCTACCGTGGCACCTTCGTATAGACTATCTTCCAACTCTTCAAAGTGTAGGATATGAGTACGCATAATTTCGTTCATACGGTCTTGAATAGTAGGAACCTTAACTACTGTAGCATTGGATTTTTCTACTATTTCAGCAATCTTTTCTTCGCCAGCATCCATTTCTAATGTTTTATGAACAACGCCAATAATATACTTAATTTCTCGCTCACGCAACGGCATACCTTTACTGTGTGCTTTAATCAGCGCAGGAGCAGTTAACGGAGTATATCCATCTGTGCTTTTAGCAAAACGTGTAATAGTTACAGCATCTAATTTGTGTGCAACACCCGCTGTCTGCTTTAACCAATCAACTAAGTATTTTTTAAGCTCTTTGCTAGAATAGAAATAGTTGTAATAGCGCAAGCTCACACGCATGTGATGGTCAAAATCAACGTCATCCATTTTAAGAGCACGTTCGGTATCCCATACTGGTTCACTACCCACTGCTTTTTCATCAGCAAAAATTGGATCACGTGTTACTTTTGTTTTTTTCTTTGCTCCATCAATTTTAATTGCCATTTGCTATTTCCTTTTCTAATTCTCGCTTGACCATTTTATAGGCTGTTTTTGTGTGGGTGTCTATATCATCCCATTCAGTTTCGATTGCCTTAAGTGCCGCCCACAGATTGCGAACACCACTCATTTCTCCAAACCCTTGTACTTCTGCGTATGCTTCTTCTATTGTCATAATTAACATTATATAGCCCTTTCTATTAAAAGTCAACCAGCTAGTAATACCGCAAATGTTAGCATTCTATCATAAGATGCTATCTCTTCATTAATCTTATCTAGCATTTCTTTATGGACACGTGTTTGTTTTTGATATCTACGACAGTTTATTTCTTCTTTACTTAGGTCTTTAACCATTAAACCAATATTATGACTAATGTTCCATAGATCATTAGTATACTTGTTCATTTTGTGTATGGTTGCTTCAAGTGCTGTTTGAGTAGCTGGCCAATCTAAACTAGTCTGTATTTGGTATCTCATAGTTTTAGTATTATAACATCATTTGGCTAGCTTGTCAATGACGATAAATACTAGATAATTAGGAATGTTAAATGCCACGTTTAAGTTTATGGCGCGAGAACAAAGGTAACGATTACAGGTTCTTTGATCGTCGAATTAGTGAAATGTTCACTGTAGGTGGTACTGATGTATACGTACACAAGTACCTTGGCCCTAACACAGGTAATGTTGCTATCAGCGCAACTGAACCTGGATATGCCAGCGACAGTGCTAAAAATATTCAAGACCTACTGTTCTTAGAAAACCGTGATCGCAAATATGACGCAGATATCTATAAAATGCGTGCTATCTATCGTGTTAATGATAACGATTTTGACCTACAGCAATTTGGGTTATTCTTAACCGGTGACACTATATTCATGACCTTACACCTGAACGACATGGTCGATTCGATGGGCCGCAAGGTAATGGTTGGTGATGTGTTAGAATTGCCGCATCTTAAAGACTATTATGCGTTAGACGAAGGGTTAAGTGGTGCGCTTAAGCGTTACTATGTAGTACAAGATGCTACACGTGCGGCAGAAGGCTTTGCCCCAACTTGGTATCCGCACCTATGGCGCATTAAACTAGCACCAATGGTAGATAGTCAAGAATTCAAAGACATTATTAATCGTGTTGATATCGATACCGACGGTGACGGCATTCCGGATACTAGTTTAGGTCAACTAAACAGTACATTAAACAAACTATTAGAGATAAACGATGCTATTGTTGATCGTGCTGAAGTTGATTTGCCTGCCAGTGGATACGATACCAGCTGGATGTATACTGCTCCAGTAACAGAAAATGGGTTTCCGGGTGATCCGGGGCCACTAGATGCTAGTACCCTTACCGAAGACACTAGCGATAGCGTTCAAGATACTACCGCAGGAACAACACCGCCAAGCGCAAAAATACAAGGTTATTTAACTGGTGACGGTGTTCCACCAAACGGTGCTGTAGTTGCTGCTGGTATAGCGTTTCCAAGCAATGCGACCACTGGTAATTTCTATTTAAGATTAGATTACCAACCAAACAGACTATTCCGCTTCGACGGCAAGCGTTGGGTTAAAGTTGAAGACAATGTGAGAACAAATCTTACACCGGGTACTACTAACAAAACACAGCGCAATAGTTTTATCAACAACTCCAATGCTAGTTATAAAAATTCATTAGGTTGGGACGTTATTAAAATTGCCAATACTTATGTTCCGCCTGCTAATGCGATCACAAGTTCGTTTAATATCAGCACCGGGGCAGTAGTTACCGAGATTAGATACAATGCCAATTACGGTGTTAAAACTTTAATCAACGGAACTAAAGTCAACAACACATTAAGCAATAGCAGTGGTAATCTAGCAGTTACCGTTGGTACTGAAAACTTATTAATTGGGTCGCTATTAGAATACACAGTGTATGCTAATGTGGTCTATGAACGCCAAGGGCTAAGTGATGCCCTACGCCCAACATCGGATAATTAACTATGGCCGCACTTCAACAATTCTTTTATGATGCGCAAATTGAACGCTTTTTGGTTCAATTTATACGTATGATCAGTGGTTTCCAAGTAGAATTTGGCGCAGATCAATCAGGTAATACAACCTTACAGCGTGTACCTGTATACTACGGCGATGGCAGTAAACAAGTAATGAATATTATTCAAAATAATAGCGAAAACACATTACCAACAACACCCGCTATGACTGTGTATATTAGTAATCTTAACTATGATCGAGATCGTGTTCAAGACCCTGCTTACATAGGCAAAATGCATGTGCGTCAACGTTACTACAACGAAGCTACTCAAGAATACGAAAATCGTCAAGGTAATGCGTTTACTATTGAGCGATCAATGCCAGTTCCGTATACTATAGAATTAAAAGTAGATATTTGGACTAGCAACACTAAACAAAAATTACAGTTAATCGAACAAATAGTTCCGTTATTTAATCCTGCTTTTGAAATACAAAGCACAGATAACTACATTGATTGGACTAGTCTGAGTGTTGTTTATTTAGATAGTCCAAATTGGTCTAGTCGTAGTATCCCAGTTGGCACCGAGAATCCAATTGATGTTGCTACATTGACATTTAAATTACCTGTGTGGATTAGTCTACCAACTAAAGTTAAAAAACTTGGTGTTATTCAAAAAATTATTGCTAGTATACACGATGCGCAAGGTGATCTAAGCACAGAAGTATATAATAACTCTAATATCTTAGGCATGCGTCAATACTTTACCCCAATGGATTACGGATTGCTGTTAATTGGCAATAACTTAACCTTGCTTAAAGTACAAGACGTCGAAACTCCTAGAGAACCCACACTAGAAACTCCTACTAAAATTGGTACTAGAGATCAATGGCGTAATTTAATTAATGTCTACGGTGTATTAGAAAATGGTATTAGTCAAATTAGACTATTACAGGAAGATGGCATTACTGAGATTGTGGGACAAGTCAGCTATCACCCAACTGATGAATTGTTAATGATTTTTAATCCCGACATAGATACATTACCAAGCAATACCCTGTCAGCTATCAATGCGATTATTGATCCTACTAAAGCCACAGTCGATGCTAGCATACTCAGTCCAGCTACCGGTACTCGCTACCTAATACTTA